GGCCAGGGAAACCAAACTCACAGTAGTAATCAGCCCAGATCTCATCGTAGTTTTCCTCACCGCTGATGAAGTATCCATCGCTGTTGATGATGACCGGAGCGCCAATGTCTTCCAGTTCATCAAATGCTTTTGAAAAGGCATCGCCTTCATCGCCAGCCTCAGAGGCAGCAATCAAGTCTTCAAGGTCAGACTGCCGTTCACCGATTTGGGATTTTGCTGCAGCCTGGTCGAACAAGTCGAACATCGCTGCGTCACGCTGTTTGGCCATCTCTATCTCCACAATCAAACAAGGGCCGAGCATCATTGCTCACAAGGCTAAAATAAGCCTTTGACAGATGGTGTCAATAGGTAAAAGGCAAAAAAATAAAAATTGTGCGGCCACCTCTCAACGGATATACTGAACTTGGATCAGGTTGCCTCCCTCCCTGGTCTACGGTCACATGACTCTCCGCAAACTTGGCAGGGGCTTCGGCCCCTGTCCTTTCACAAAGAAAAGCACATGGCAAAGAAACCCGTCAGGATCACAAAACAGCTTATGATGCAGATCGCAGATCGCCTAGCAGTAGGGGAAACGCTGAACAAAATGGTCGAAGAGCCGGGAATGCCAACGTATCAAGGAATCATGCAAGCAGTCCTACGCGACGACGAGCTTTACGAAATCTATCGCCAGGGACGAGTGCTGCAAGCAGAGTATTACCTGGATCACATCAATACTGTGGCCTTGTCAAAATTGCCAGACGATCTGGACAGCAAAGACAAAAACGCAGAAGTCCAGCGCAGACGCTTGGAGATAGATACGCTAAAATGGACATCAAGCCGCAATCAGCCGTGGGGCATCCGCGACAAGAAAGAAGATGCGCCGCAGCAACAAACCATCACAGTTAGCTGGGCACCAGACGGGGCAGTGATAGGATGAACGCAGGGGAATGCGGGGCTGTTTTGAGAGAGACAAGACATCCAGTCGTTGATAGCTTCGCGCGCGAGGCGGCCCGATCGAGCGACCGATGGGCAAGGCAAAGGCGCATAATCGTCATTATGTTAAATGTTTACCCGCAAAAGGGGGTGTCGATCTGCAGAGCACACGTTTTAGGCGAGCAAGCCACCCCCACCCCCCGAGAAACCGCCCGCCGACTGTTTGGCCGTTATATACCTGATCACATAACACCCACACACACAGCCTCTCGCTCACACACAGGCCCGCTGATGACCCACAACGACCTTGCGCTAGTGAACCACATCAACGAACTCAAGCACGCTGCATGGGCTTCTGACAGCCTGGAAGAGCGTTATGAGGCGGCGGTATTGCTTTTGGACATTTACGAGCAGATGCTTACGGCTGATGGTTTGCTGGAGTATGGCGACGACGAGGTGATGCATTGACCGAGATTGTGATCCCGTATTCACCGCGACCTTTGCAGCGTGAGTTGCATGACGAGATGCAGCGCAAGCGTTGGGGTGTTGTTGTTTGTCACCGTCGCTTTGGCAAGACGGTATGGGCGATCAATCATATTCTGCGCGATGCTTTGATGAGTGCGAAGCCTAGCCCGCGTTATGCGTATATGGCGCCGACATATCGCCAGGCGAAGAACGTGGCGTGGGATTACATTAAGCAGTTTGCTGGTAAGATCCCTGGTGTGAAGTTTCACGAGACTGAATTGCGCTGTGACTTACCGAATGGCGCTAGGATTTCTTTGCTTGGTGCTGAGAACCCGGACAGCTTGCGTGGTATTTATCTCGATGGCTGTGTGATGGACGAAGTTGCGGATATGCCTGAGAATGTGTTTCCCGAGGTTATTCGCCCTGCGTTGTCCGATCGCAAGGGTTGGTGTGTATTTGTTGGCACGCCGAAGGGGCACAATGCTTTTTATGAGGTGTATGAGCAGGCTTCTCAGAGTGAGGAGTGGTTAAGTGCGATTTACCGTGCGAGTGAGACTGGCATTTTGGATGACGAGGAATTGGCTGCTGCGCGTCAGATGATGAGTGCGGATCAGTATTCTCAGGAATTTGAGTGCTCGTGGACAGCGAATGTGCCAGGTGCGATTTATGGCAAGGAGTTGGAAGAGGCCCAGGGTGCTGGTCAGATTACGACTGTGCCGTATGATCCGAGTGTGCGGGTAGATACTTGGTGGGATTTGGGTGTTGGGGATTCTACGGCGATTTGGTTTACGCAGTTGATTGGTCGGCAGGTTTGTGTGATTGATTATTACGAGGCTCGTGGTGAGGGCTTGCCGCATTACTGCAAGATTTTATCTTCTAAGAATTATCTTTACGGGACACATAACGCTCCACATGATATAGAGGTAAGGGAATTGGGTAGTGGTAAGAGCCGCCGCGAGGTTGCCTGGGATCTAGGTTTGAACTTTCGCGTGGTTCCGAAGCTGCCTTTGGAAGATGGGATACATGCGGCACAGATGCTGATACCGAGGCTGATGTTTGATGCTGAGAAGTGCAAGGTTGGTTTGGAAGCCTTGCGTCAGTATCACCGTGCGTATAATGAGCGCACGCGGAGTTTCCGCGCTACGCCGGTGCATGATTGGTCTAGTCACGCGGCGGATGCGTTTCGTTATTTAGCGGTTGGTATTCGGGAAAGTGGTATTCGTGTTAGTATTCCACAGACGCAGGCGGTAATGGATTATGATCCATTCGCAGCATAGGAGAAAGTAAGATGGCCCCTGTTATTCCAATTTTGGCTGGTGTGGGCGGTGGCGCAACGGCTGCTTTCCTTGGCGCTAGCACGGCTGTTTCTACTGGCGTAGGCGTTGCGACTGGTGTTGCTACTGCGTCAATGATGAACCGTGCAAGCGGATCTGCTTCGGTGGCCCCTCCGCCTGTGCCAGAAGTTCCGACTGCGGAGACTGATACGACTGTGGTGGACACGTCTTCGCCTACGGGCGGTCCTGATACGACGATCAATGACGTGGTTTCTGTGCAAGAGGATGTTCGAACACAGGCTGATACAACCCAGCAAGCACCGATTACGGATACTGCTGCGCAGGTTGGAACGGCGGCTGGTGGTCAGGCGGAAGCTACTGCGGCGATGCAAACCAGCGTTGGTCAGGCTGAGGATGAAGCTATTTCTTTTTATGAGAAAGGCAGGCGGTCAACAATCTTAACTAGAGCCACAGGCTTGCTATCAGAGCAGGCGCAAGAGGGCACGTTCCGTCGCCGCCGAACGCTAGTTGGTTCTGGACTAATCGCATGATGTATCGCCAGCCAAAGAACCAGGCTGGCGTTATGGGCGCTAAGTCTGCACAGCCTGCAAAGATTAGCAGCGCTATGACGGTTGATCCGATCGAGCGCTTAAACCAGAAGATGGCTGGCCGCACCGAGGGTGGTGATAAACCCAAGAAGCGGCGCAGTATGATGAACAGCTATAGGATGATGTGATGCCACAGATTAACCCGATGGTGGCGCAGCTAGACCGGCGCTATCGCACATTGCAGGCGCAGCGTTCTAACTGGGAAAAGCATTGGCAAGAGCTTGCCGATTACATGCTACCTCGGAAGGCTGACATTACGAAGAAGCGCACCCAGGGTGATAAGCGCACGGACTTGCTGTTTGACGGAACGGCGGTTCATGCTGTGGAATTGCTTGCGTCTTCTTTGCATGGAATGTTGACGAGCCCAAGCACGCCTTGGTTCTCGATGCGGTTCCGCGATCCTGTGTTGCAGCAAGACGATGAGTCGAATGAGTGGTTGGAAGTATGCCTGGATCAGATGTATCAGCATTTCCACCGCTCGAATTTCCAGCAAGAGATCCACGAACTGTATTATGACCTAGTGGTTTTTGGCACTGCGGCGTTCTACGTTGAGGGTGACAAAGAGGGTTTGCGGTTTTCTTCTCGGCATATCGCTGAAGTTTGCATTTCTGAAGACCCCTATGGCCGCGTCGATACAGTTTACCGCAAGTTTAAGCTGACTGCGCGCTCGATCGCTATGCAGTTTGGCGAGGAAAACTTGCCGTTAGAGGTTAAGAAAAGCCTGGAAAAAGAGCCCTACGAGGAACATACGGTTATCCATGCCGTGTATCCGCGCAAGGGTAAGCCTGGTCGGGCGGCGAAAAGTAAACCTGTAGCGTCTATCTATTACACTGCAGACACCCGGCAGTTGCTTTCTGAGGGTGGATTTGACGAGTTTCCGTTTATGGTGCCACGTTTCACCAAGGATAGCGTTTCGACTTACGGTCGATCGCCTGCGATGAATGCGTTGCCTGATACGAAGATGGTAAACAAGATGAGCGAAACGACTATTCGTGCCGCTCAGAAACAGATCGACCCACCGCTTATGGTTCCCGACGATGGGTTTATGCTGCCGGTGCGAACAACGCCTGGTGCGCTAAACTTTTATCGGACTGGAACGCGCGATCGACTAGAGCCTTTGCAGATTGGCGCTAACAATCCGCTTGGCTTGAACATGGAAGAGCAGCGCCGCAACGCTATTCGCCAGTCATTCTTTGTGGATCAGTTGCTTTTGTCAAACGGTCCAACGATGACAGCGACTGAGGTTCTGCAGCGCAACGAAGAGAAGATGCGCTTGCTGGGTCCGGTGCTTGGCCGACTGCAGGCGGAACTTCTGCAGCCAATGATCTCGCGTTCTTTTGCATTGCTTCTGCGTAACGGCTTGTTGCCCCCTGCGCCAGAGCAGTTGCAGGGTCAAGATATTGACATTGAGTATGTGTCCCCGCTGGCCAAGGCGCAGAAGATGACGGATCTGCAATCGATGCTGCGTGGCTTTGAGGTATTGCTGCAGATGAGCCAGGTTGCGCCGGTGATGGATTACCTGGACGACGATAAGCTTGTGCAATACCTGGTAGAAACTACTGGTATTCCGGCACGGGTTATCCGCAGCCCTGGCCAGGTAGAGGATATTCGCCGTGAGCGTGCTACCCAGCAGCAGCAACAAGCGCAGATGCAGCAAGATATGATGCTGGCAGAGCAAGCAAACAAGGCCGCACCATTGGCTAAGGTTGCTTCTGATGCCGCAGAGCGTGGTCAGTTATGACGAAAAAGATCCAGGACTTAAAGCTTTCATACCGCAGAACGTTTAATTCGGACGATGGTGTTGTGGTTTTGGAGGATCTAAAAAAGCGTTTTAGCTTTGAAACCACGACATTTGTTTCTGGCGATCCACATCAATCAGCGTTCCAAGAGGGACAGCGTGCAGCAGTGCTATTGATCGCCAGGATGCTGTCCGAGGAACCAGACCCTAGATAGGAAATACTATGAGCGAAGAGACAATCCTGGACACAGGATCTCAAGAGATCGCTGAGGCGGCGCCGGTAGAAGCTGCCCAAACAAGTGTCATGTCGCAGGCGGAACCAGCGCCTGCACCTGCACAGCCGGTCGCGGCGCAGCCTGTTTCGCCGCGCAGTTGGCTAGAAGATTTGCCAGAAGATGTGCGCAATCATCCTTCTATGCAGCATGTTCCAGATACGATTACCCTGGCTAAGAACTATGTGAACGCCCAGCGCTTGATTGGCGCTGATAAAATCCCTGTGCCTAGCAAATCTGCTACAGAAGATGAGTGGCGTGCGGTGTATCGCAAGCTTGGCGCGCCTGAAGATCCGCAGCAATATGAGGTGGAGAAGACCGAGGTTTTCGACGATACTTCTTTTGAAGCATTCCGAAATCGTGCGTATGAGGTTGGACTAAACAATCGCCAGGCAAAAGCCATTGCAGATCTTTACCAGGAGCAGATCAGCACAGCCCAGGCGGCGATGGACCAGCGCGCAGAAGAAATCCGGTTCTCTGGTGAGCAAGAGTTGCGCCAGGAGTTTGGGCAATACTTTGAAGAGCGTATGGGAATGGCGCAGGACGCTGCCCGCACGATCTTTGGCGATGCTGCTTTGTTCGATGAGATTAAGCTGGCGGATGGTCGCCTGCTTGGTGATGACCCCCGTATTATTCGTGGCTTGGTGAAGATGCGCGAGATGCTTGGCGAGGACTCGATTGTTGGTGAATCGAGTGAACTTGTTATGAGTGCTTCCGATGCACGCCGTGAATATGATAGAATAACGGCAAAAGGATCGCCTTGGTATGACAAGTATCATCCTGAACACGACAGGTATGTTCAGGAGGCTGTGCATTACCGGTCGTTCTTTAGTGGATAACCTTTATGGCCCACGACATAAGCATGTGCGTCATGCGGAGTAGCTGGCCTAACCAGCAGCAAGGCCCCGCAAGGGATAACCGAGCGCAGCAACATTAACTAGAAACTGTAGGAGTTTGGCAATGTCCACTCAAATCACTACGGCTTTCGTCCAACAGTTCTCGTCGAACGTCCAGATGCTGTCACAGCAGATGGGTTCGCTGCTGCGTAACGCGGTGGATTCCGAGAGCGTGAACGGCGAAAAAGCCTTCTTCGACCAGGTAGGCAGCGCTGCTGCTATCCTGCGCACTACCCGTCATGCGGATACTCCGCTGATCGACACCCCGCACAGCCGCCGCATGGTTACGCTGTCGGACTATGAGTATGCGGATCTGATCGACGATCAGGACAAAGTTCGCCTGCTGGTAGACCCGACCTCGACCTATACCCGCGCTGCTGCTGCTGCAATGGGTCGCGCGATGGATGACGTAATTATCTCTGCTGCTCTGGGCACCGCCAAGACCGGCAAAGATGGTTCGACTTCGACTGCCTTTGACACCAGCAACAGCCAGATCGCCGCAGGCGCATCGGGCTTGACCCTGGCAAAGCTGATCGAAGCGAAGGAAATCTTGGACAGCGGCGACGTTGATCCTTCGATTCCTCGTTACATCGCGGTTTCGCCTAAGCAGGTTACTGATCTGCTGAACAACACCACCGTGACTTCAAGCGACTACAACACCGTTAAGGCGCTGGCTATGGGTGAAATCAACAGCTTCGTTGGTTTTAACTTCATCGTCACCAACCGTCTGGGTGTTGATGGTTCCTCGAACCGCCGCGTCTTTGCATGGGCAATGGATGGCATCAAGCTAGCCGTTGGCAAAGAGCCCACCGCGCGGATCGACGAGCGCGCTGACAAGTCGTATGCGACACAGATCTACTACGCTCAGACCATCGGGGCTACCCGCATGGAAGAGAAAAAGGTAGTAGAAGTTCTGTGCGCAGAATCGTAAGGAGGACTGAGTAATGGCTACTGTTTACTCCGCACAGCGCACTAATTCGCTGGCAACCCCGGTTGCAATGAACAAGGCGAATGAACTGGGTGGTCGCATTCGTGTCGCACACGGCACCTATGAGGCTTCCTCGCTGGCATCCGGCGACGTGATCGAAATGTTTGTGCTGCCTGACGGTGCGCGCCTTGTTGAAGGTTCGCTTGCTCACGACGCACTTGGCGCTTCGACCACTCTTTCGGTTGGCTACGCTGCACACACCAATGCTGCAGGCACTGCAGTATCGGCTTCGGCTGCTGCTTACAAAGCTGCTGCCGCTTCGACTTCGGCACAGAAGGTAGACGTTTTGGCTACCCTGGCGCTGGGCTCGGGCACCGAGGTTGATGCAGACGCCGATGGCATGCCCGTCACTGTGACGATGGGCGGTGCTGCTGGCACAGGCACGATCGAGTTGACCATCAAGTATGTGGTTGACTAAAAATAAGAGAGGGGGCGGTAACGCCCCCTCTTCCCGATGAAAGGGGTGAGCAATGACAAGCACCGTAGATATTGCAAATTACGCGCTCAATACGTTGGGCGCTTCTAATATTTCTGCATTCGATGAAAACAGCAAAGTTGGTCGCCTTGTGAACCAGCGCTATGACGCTGTTCGTGACTCGGTGTTTCGCGCCCACCCGTGGAATTGCTTGATCCGCCGGTTAGAGTTAGCGCAGGATTCGACTGCCCCGGCTTATGGATATACATATCAATATACGCTGCCAACAGATCCGTATTGCTTGCGCGTGCTAGAGTTTAGCAACGGCTCAATGACATACCCGTTTGATAACATGCGCAGCAACAATAACCGTGAGCCATTCATTATTGAGGGCCGCAAGCTTCTGACGGATGAAGGCACGGCAAAGATTAAGTATGTGGCTCGGATTACTGATCCGCAAGAATATGACTCGACGCTGATCGAGGCTTTGGCTGCGCGATTGGCAATGGAACTGTGCTATGCTGTTACAGGTTCGGCATCGATGATCCAGGTAACTGCCAGCATGTATGATGCAAAGCTTAAAGAGGCTCGGTTTATCGACGCTACAGAAGGCGCACCGCAGCGCATCGAGGCAAGCGACTTTATTGAAGCGAGGTTCTAATGGCTCGGTCGTCACCAGCACTCGTTACATTTACTGCGGGTGAGATTTCTCCGCGCCTTGAAGGGCGTGTGGACCTTGAGAAATATCGCGGCGGTCTGTCTGACTTGACCAATATGGTAGTGCAGCCACACGGCGGCGTGACGCGCAGGCCAGGGACAGAATACCTGGGCGCAGTAAAAGATAACAGCGTCAAGACCAGGCTGATCCCGTTCCAGTTCAAAACTAGTGATACCTATATCCTGGAGTTTGGCGATCAATACATGCGCGTTTTCCGCGACGGGCTGCAGGTTCTGACTGGCTCTGCGCAATCCATCACTGACGTTACACAAGCAAACCCTGGCGTTGTTACGATCGCAGGGCATGGCTATTCAAATGGTGACGAGATCTATCTTGATAACATTGTCGGCATGACAGAGTTAAATGGCCGTAACTATCTGATAGCAAATGTCACTACAAATACATTCACGCTGCAGGATCTGTTCGGCAACGACATAGATACCACAGGTTTTACTGCCTACGATTCAGATGGTGCTGTAGATACTATCTATGAAGAAGCAACGCCTTATGCGGCTGCTGATATTTTCGATGTGCGCTTTGCGCAGTCTGCCGATATTATGTATATGGTGCATCCAAGCTACGCCATACGCACGTTATCCCGTACGGATCACAATGCCTGGACGTTTGCCACAGCAACAATTACGGGCAGTCCTACGCCAGCGCTGACTGGCACGGATAACTATCCAAGCGTCGTATCGTTCTTTGAGCAACGCCTTGTCTTTGGATCGACAAACAATAACCCGCAAACGCTTTGGTTTTCAAAGAGCGCGGATTACTTGAACTTTACCACTGGCACATCTGCAAATGATGCTTTGATCTATACGATTGCATCCAACCAGGTAAACAGTATCCGGTTCTTGTCGGCCACGCGGGTTCTGGTGATTGGAACCTCTGGCGGTGAGTATGTGCTGACAACGACTAATGACGGTCCGATTACGCCTACTACTACACAGATCCGCAAGTATTCGAACTATGGATCTGCTTCAATCGAGCCTGTCCAGGTTGCTGACGTGACTTTGTTTTTGCAGCGCGGCAATAGGAAGGTGCGCGAATTTAGATATGTGGGCGAGGTTGACACTGCAGGATACCAGGCGCCAGATCTTACGGTTCTAGCTGAGCATATTACAGAAGGTGGGCTGGCTGGGTTTGCCTACCAGCAAGAGCCCGAGAATATTATCTGGTGCATCCGAAACGATGGCACATTGCTTGGTTTAACATACCGCCGTGAAGAGCAAGTTGTTGCCTGGCACAAGCATGTCATTGGCGGCTCTTTTAACGGTGGCCAGGCTGTAGTGGAAAGCATTGCTACATTGCCTACTGATACTGGCGACGATGATCTATACATGATTGTGAAACGCACCATCAATGGCCAGACCCGGCGTTACGTCGAGATCCTAAAAGCATTTAACTTTGGCGGTGTTACTACTGGCGCATTCTTTGTGGATAGCGGCCTTGCCTACCAAAACTCTGCGGTAACGTCTTTGGCTGGCTTGTATCACTTGGAAGGCGAAACCATTTCGATCCTGGCAAATGGTGCAAGCCACCCAGACAAGACTGTTTCTGATGGTTCGGTTTCTTTGGATTTCTCTGTGACGACTGCCGCTATTGGTTATGGGTTTACCAGCAATATGCAGACGATGCGTATTGAATCGGGTTCTCAGGACGGGACAAGCCAAGGCAAACCAAAGCGCATTCATGGCATCACTGTTCGCTTGGATCAGACTGTTGGCTTTGAGGTCGGAAACGACTCGACATCTATCGATCGTGTGTATTTCCGCGATAGCTCAATGGCGATGGACCAAGCTGTTCCGCTGTTTACTGGCGATAAAGAGATCGAGTTTGATGGCGGTTACGATGACGATGATAGGATTTACATTAGACAGTCACAGCCATTGCCGCTGACTGTGCTTGCGTTCTATCCAAGAATGAACACGTTTGACATATGATAGTTGCACCACTCACTAGAGCACACATGCTGCACCTGGCAAGCAACGCCAAGGAACGAAATCGTGTAATGCTCGGGACCGTCTTAGACGGTCTTCCTGCATATACGGCCCCTGGTCGCGGCCTGGCTATTATGGATCGCGGCGAGATTTATGCGGCTACCGGGCTGGCCCCAATATGGGATGGCGTGGCAGAAGCATGGTTTATCCCAAGCAAGTTTTTGGATCGCCGCAAGATTTCTGTTATTAGGGTAGTTAGAAAAGAACTTGAAAGTGCTATAGTGCGATTAAAGCTGCGCCGTGTTCAGGCTGTAGTTCGGTCTGATTTCCGCGATGCTCACAAGCTTGCTAACTGGCTTGGCTTTGAGAGTGAAGGTCTGATGCGCCGTTATGGTCCTGACGGGTTTGATTACGAGAGGTATGCAAAATGGCCGACCCAATGAGCGCAATGGCGCTAGTAAGTGCCGGTTCAAGCATTGCTGGTGGCATTGCCCAAAAGAAAGCTGCAGACCAAGCTGCGGCGAATGCGCGGGCTGTTGGTGAGTTTAATGCCAAAGTTATCGAGCGTGATGTAAACCTTCTCGAAAACCAGCGCACGATTATCAACAACAATTTGTTGATCTCAAATGAACGCAAGCGCGTAGCCTTTAAGAAGATCCAGGGCGAGGTTGTCGCCGGGTTTGCTTATGGCGGCATTGATATTGCGCAGGGCACGCCGATGCGCGTTCTCCGCGAAAATGCGCGTGAACTTGAATACGAAATAACGGTGGACAAGTTTAACAACTACGTCACGAACATGCAGATCAACGATGCTCAAGAAGATGCGCGATTGAATGCGCAGCTTTCTCGCATGGAGTCCGGCGCTGCTGCTGCTGCATTGCGCGCCCAGGGCACGGCAAGCTTGATCTCTGGCTTTGGTTCTGCCGCGAAGATTGGTTATCAAAGCGGATTGTTTGGGGGCTAATAAATGAGAATACCGACTTATACATCAGGCGCCCAGCCAACCAGTGAAGCCCCTGGCCGCAGATTTTCAGCGCGGATGAACGCACAGCCGTTTATCGCTGAGGCGCAGGCGAAGGGTGCGGTCTTTGCCGAAGCTGCCCGCCAGGTTGGTGAGTTCGCTCAGATGCGCTACAAAGCGGCGCGTGAAACTCAGATCAATGAGAAGGTTCTTGCTGCAGAAGAAGCGCTGAGAACTAAGTCATATGAGTTTGCCAAAACTCCTACGGGGAAGCTTGG